AAGCAGTACTAGAGGTAAACTCTGTATACTCTATAGGTATACCACAACCAAAACGTGTAGTTTATGGTGAAGGTGAAGTTATTTGGAAAGCAGGTAAGTATAAACCATCATTATTATATGGATACAGTCCAATTTATTCTATTTGGTCAAAGGCTATGTCTTTATCCCATATGGATGAGTATATTAGAAAATACTTTGATAAGATGAGACCTCCTAGAGGTATGTTAGTTATTGCATCTCGTAACTATGAAACATTCAGAAAATCATGGGATGTCTTAGAACAAAAAGCAACCGAAGACCCATACATGATACATCCATTATTAGTAGAATCTGATAAAGGTGGTAAAAATATGGCACAATGGATTGACTTTACAGGTTCATTAAAAGAATTAGAATTTACAGAGATAAGAAGAGAAATAAGAATGATTATAGGTGCAGTATTTGGTGTATTACCTTTATACTTTGGTGAACTACCATCTGGATGGTCACAAGAAGGTTTACAAGTTACAATTACAAACAGAGCAATTAAATGGGGTCAAGATATTCTATATCAAGCATTCCTTAGAAAGTTTGCACATCTATTAGACGTAGATGACTGGCAATTAAGATTGAAAGGTGGAGAAGAGAATGATAAATTAAGAGACTTACAGATACAAGGTGTTGAAATACAAAACATGGCTGCTATGCAAGCAATGGGATTTGAAGTTACAAAAACACATACTGGAGAATTTAAGGTTTCTAAAAACCCAATTATTAATCCAACAATGATGATGTTGGAAGATAACAGTGGTGATGAAAAACCAAACACATCTGGTTCTAAAGGACGTGGTAGAGGAACTGCTGCACCAAAAGAAGACCAACAAGAAGTTGACGGTAAACCAAAGAAACAAAGACCATCTGATAAAGGTGGTGTAGGTCAAGGTTCACCATCGAGTGGTAAAGGTACATCACAATCAAATAAATCAGATATTCAAGCATTCTTAGAACCAAAGAAATTCCCAGATGGAATAAACCCAGCAAACTTTGAAATAGTTAAATCAACATTACAAAGTGCAATAGACTTTGATTGGACAAAGAAGAAGGCTGTAGAAGAGTTGAGAACTAAAGGAAATATGACTGTTAGACAAGCAAGAGATATAGTTAAACAAGAATTATCAGACACTAAGAGATGGGAGGAAGAGGACTTTTAATCTTTATATATAGGTTAAAGTGATTTATGATATGGCATTCGGAAAAAAGAAAAAACCAACAACTGATGATGCAAAGAAGACTAAACTACCTTCTGGATCAAAAGTAAGATCCACACAAGAAACTGCTGACGCTGCAATGAAAAAAGCAGTAGAGAAGATTAATAGAACAGAAGAGTTTAAGAAAAAAACTGTTACTGTTTATAGTGCAGATTTCTCTACAATAGATGACACTGTAGAGGATATTAAGAAAGAGATAAGAAAACAAGGTGTAAGTGACTATGCATGTAAAGGTATTTACATAATATTACAAGATGCATTAAAGAAGATTAAATTATCACAGAATTAGACTTGGCAACAAAATTAAATGTAGACACAGGTGGAGAATACGTAGGTAAAAAACTATGGGAAAAACATCAGGCTGATGAATTCACACACGTTAACCATTATAAAGAAGCAGTTTGTATAAATTGTTTTAAAAAAGATGCAGCAGCAGCAACAATTGTAACAATTTGTGGTGATTGTGCTGGAAAAAGAGGAAGAGAACCACTCTTAGCAAAAGTTTCAGATAAACCTTATGGTCTTTGTTATTTTTGTGGTGAGCATAAATGGCATATTGAAGAGATTAATGCAAGGTTTTGTCATAAATGTCATAGAAAAATAGCAGATGTTACCAAAGACTATAATAAAAAAGGTGGTCTATATGCAAATCCATTTTGGTCAAGGATGAGAAAGAAGCATGGTAAAGATTGGATGCATATTATGAACTCTAACCTTGGAAACAAACGTTGATTTGTAACGACGGTTTATGGTATTGGTTCACTAATTGGTTTTTTAATAGTTGTATCACTACTTAATATAACAAAATCTATTCTATTTGCTTTTAAATTGAAGAATTTGTAAGCCCAGTCTATTTTTACCGTTTTTTTAGGTTTATTACCCCAGAATCTACCTGCTTTGAAGAATATTGGTGCTTTTCTGAAACGTTTTTTGAAGAATTGTAGGTTTTCAGTCTTTGGATCGAATGTAACGTCATCATATTCAACTAATTTTTCATTACCAGTGTTATATTTATCTATATTATTAGTTTGAAAGCAACTAATTGATCTAGAAACATCTGGTCTGTCGAAAAATCTCTTACAATCCAATACAACTCTTAATTTATCATCTTCTGTTACCCATATATCCATTAAACTCAATGATGTTTCATTAACATCAAGTTTATTTGATACCATATGACCAGTTCTTCTGATATATTCATCCAAAGAGTCATAAACATGTACTGATATACCCATGTTATATAATCAGTCATCTTTATTAATAAAGGTTTTGAATCCAGAACATGGAAGGAAGTAAAGAATGTGAATGTGGGTCTACACAGTATGGTTATTATGCAGATGCTGCAATAGTCTACATATGTTACAAATGTGGAAAATTTGATATTGATGGTTTTTCAAAGAAAATTCAAGATTATTTTGCTGAGGAGCCAAAACTTATACTTCAATTAATTCAAGATGGATTTTTACACCCATTAGATAACTCAATACCTGAGTATGATGTATAAACAGTGTTCTTTAAATATACCAAAGATAAATTAAATTATGCTTGAAATATTAGATACACTATTCACAGAAATAGTTATAGCAATCGCTCTTGGAAGTGGTGGAACATTAATAGCATATTTTAGGAAAATATCATCCACACAAAAGGATCTATGCTTAAGGGTCACTCAACTCCAAAAAGCCCTCATTATTTTAGCAACAGCCTTAGATAGACAATCCAATAGACTTCATGAGGAAGCAAACTCAGATTTAGAGGATTTGGTAGGCAAGGTATTAGATAAGAATTAAACAAAGTTTATATAATCCCTAAGAATAGCTGTTTTTATGGTAGATCCAGTATTAATAACTGTTGGAGCAGCAGTAATTGGTGCAGGTTTAAACACACTACGAGGATACCTACACAGAACAGATGAATCTTTCTCTGCAAGGAAATTCGCAGGTGCTTTAATCATATCAACCTTCGCAGCAATTGCAATAGGTCAAACTATCGCAACTGAAGGCATTGGTGATATTGGTTTAGCCTTAATTGGTTTGACCACTGGTTTCGCAGCTGATTTCGCAGTTACAAAAGCAAAGAAAGACTAAAATGGCTATGTTTTGGGTGTATGACCCAACCATTTTACCTTTTTTAAACTTTAAATATACGCTTGATATATAAAATATAATGGAGAAAGTAGGTACATTATTGACAAAATCAATGACCATCCTAGATGCAACCAATGAAAATAGATTTTTTGAAGGTTATTTAACGGTTGAAATGAAAGATAAACAGGGTGAGATTACAATAGTAGATGAACTATACAAGGTATTACCATTATGGATGGATAGAGGAGCACCTATCACAGACACTCATTCTAATAGAGTTGTAGGAAAAGGAATTAATTTTATGAAAACAGAATTCGAGTCTGAAGGAGTAACATATCCAGCAATTAAGATTACTGGTAAAATACATAAGAATTACGAATTAGATACAGATATTTGGGAAAAGATAAAATCTGGTGAATATAGAGGTTTATCATTTGGTGGAGCAACCAAAGCAGATAGAACACCTAAAGTAATGAAAGATGGAGATGTAGCATATGCATTGACAGATTTAGAACATTATGAGGTAGCAGTCTGTAAAGATCCAGCAGTACCATTAGCATTAATTACAGATCATAATCCATTGGCAAAAGCAATGGTTCCATCAGTTCCTAGAGGTGATGGAAAAGAAATTATCAAATGTACTAATTTTGGATGTTATGTTGAAAAAGGTGAAGATTGGTCAAACGCAGATATTACCCCAGCAACAGCAACAAACACTGTATCACAGAGTACACAAACAGCAAAACCAGTTAAAATAGACAGTAAAGTAGGAGATACAAATGAGTTAGATGGTGGTATGAAGGTAAAACCAACACCATTAGAAGGTGGAATACAGAAAGAATCACCAGCAACAACTGGCACTAAAGGTGGTGCTGTAAGAGCATTAATGAATACTAGTCAACAAGGTAGTGGAGAAACTTCACTAATAACTACAGAAACAGAGGGTGTTAACAACCCACTAAATAGTGACAAAAAGGTCAAAAAATATTCAGATGAGGCTGTACACAAAGTTGCAGGTGCTATCTTAGCTGGAGCAGCAAGACTTGGAGCTGGTATAGCAGAAGGTGTAGCAAATGAAATAGATGATACAGATGATGAAATAGAAAAATCAGCATATCAAACAGAAGATGGTAATAACCAATTAGGTGGTCAAGCTGAACCAGATGAAAAATTAGTTAGTGCAATGGGTGCACAGAATAAACAAAATACTAGTAAAGAAGTGGAAAACTAGTCTTTTATAAAAAGTACGAAATCTTTATATACCCTTTATATATAGATTTACTAATAACATGGTCAACGAAGACAATTCTAACGAACAAATTGAAGAAGTAGCTAAAGCTACATCAGACAACGAAATCGTAGAAAAATCTTTCCAAGAATCTGTAAAATCAGGTTTTGATACATTGACAGAAGTTGTTCAATCTCTCGCAGAAACTCAAAAGGCTACCTTAGACTCTTTGGGTGACTTAGATACTAGATTGAAAGCTATGGAAACACCAACTGACTTGCCACTTTCCCCAAAAGGAACAGCAGCAAGTGACGACGTAGGTGCAAAGGTTACTGTACCAGACACCTATCAATCAAACTCAGTGCAAGCTGGATTAGATGATGATAGATCTGGAGACAAAAAACCAGCATCAGACAAAGGTGGATTAAAAATGCAACAAAAATCTGACACAGAAATAGTTGAGAAAGCAGAGCACACATTTACAACCGAAACCCCACGTCCTAATGCAGCATTAGAGACTGTTGATAAATCTTTCAGAGATGAATCAATGATTCTAAAAGATGCAAGAGCAGGTGGAGCAGAAGGTTTATCAAATGTAGCTCGTAATATCTTAGCTGGAAAGTATTATACGCCTTCTGACGACGAAGTAGGAGCATATTAAATTGGTTCAAGTGAAAACAATCGACGAGCTTGAAGCACTCTATTATGGACACAACAGAAACCTTCTAAGAAAAGCTGACGCACCAGTAACAACCTCAACAGCAGGTACTTTCAATGCTGTATTTGGAGCTTACGCATGGGCACAGTTGAACTTGGAAGCAAATGCATTCGGAATTTTACCAAAATATCCTTGGGACAAATCTGGATGGCGTGTGATTACAGCAAAACCAACACTAAACACCAACTCAGGTAATACTGCACTAGGTGGTACAAGTGAAGGTGGTACAATCGCAGAGACAGTAAAACCAACACTTCAAGAAATTGATGTACGTCCAAAAACAGCACAATTGCCTTTCAGTGCAAGTGAGGTTATGGAATGGTTGGCAACACACTCTAAAGATGACATTTGGGGAGGACTTGGTTCACTCCGTTTGTTCATGGCTGTACAACACAAAGAGTTCCTTAACAGAATGCTTTTAGCAGATGTTGAAGCTGAAGCAGCAGGTGCTAGTGGAGCAAACACTGGTACAAAAGACTTCGAAACCTTAGATAGAATCATCTCCAGCGATGCTGAAGAGGATGCAGTAGGTGGCTCACAAGCAGGTTATTATGACCCATGGGCTGCAAACGCAACTATCGATAGAGATTCAGGTACTGACTTTGATAGTACTGTAGAATCAGCTTCTGGTACCATTGGTACTAACGGTGTCTTAACCGACGATACACTACGTACTTTCTTAAGAAAGATCCGTATTGCAGCAGGTAAAGATCCAAACGTATTCTTAGGTTCCCACGAAGTATACTCCGAAATACAAGGCTTATACATGCCTTCAGTCCGTATTCCAAACCCATACGGTGAAGCATTAGTACAAGTCGACGTTAACGGAATTCAGACCTTTAAAGGAACTGGCGTAGGAATTCATGTAGACTCCATTTATGGAATCCCATTCATCCCATCAAAGGATGCACCAAGCAATGCTAGCGACTCAGCAGAGATCGGTAGATTATTCGCATTGGACACCTCAGATGCAGAAGGATACGGATACCCAAGAATCGGAATCCAAATCGCAATTCCAACCGAATACTACGAAGCAACTAGAAGAACCCCTGCATATCCATTTGTCAACAATGCATTTGTTGAGAAAGGTGTATTCAGAACTATGGGTGAAACTGTCTGTAGACACTTCAAATCTCAAGGTAAGATCAGAG